TCAAGACATTTACCAACGTGAAGGTCAGAGAAGGACAGAAAATTTCAAATACTGCAAGACATACGGCTGATATGATAAAGTATATTGATGATAAACTTCAAAAAGATATAGATAAAGTAAAGACCCAAAAAACAAAAGACACCAAGAAAAAACATAAAGACGGTGTTGTAAGTTTCCTTACATCCAACAAGAATCACCTCAAGAATGTATTTGATATGCAAAACCTTTTGGTTGATGCAAAGGATGCCGTGATTCGCAAATTGGAGAAGGCAAAAGGCGCAATGGATACATTCATTCGTACAGAAAACGGATATCGTGTAACTGCACCAGAAGGATTTGTCGCAATTGATCAAACAGGAAATGCAGTTAAGTTAGTTGACCGATTGGAATTCTCAAGGGCCAATTTCAATGCAGCCAAAGATTGGACAAAGTGAGGTCATTCAAAGAATATCTAACAGAAGCAGATAGAGAAGAAGTTCGTGATGCGAAAAAAGTTTTTACTGCACTACAAGGAATGTATCCAAAGATTCCAAAGTTTCCATTGGTGTTTAAAAACTTAAAAGGTAGAGGTAGTGGATATTTAGAGACATCAAAATTAAAAGGGGGCAAGGTCATTTTTGTTGATAAGATGGTTATTGATGATTCGGGAATGAGTTCATTTGAACCTGACTATGCAGTAGTTCATGAGTTTGCCCATGCAATTTTAGCAGTTACCAAAGGGGATTTAGGACATAATAAAAAGCATGCTGATTTAACATATAAACTCGCACAAAAGTTCGGGTTAGCATGAAAACGTTTAAACAATATCTAAAAGAAGTAAATTCCAAGTATATTGTTTCCAAGAACCCGAGCGACAAGAAATGGTATGCAATGGGTCATGTGGGGAGCAACAAATGGATGCCAGTTTCCAGTGGATTTAAGAACAAAGCACAGGCTCAGAAGTGGGCAAAGAGTCAAGACAAGGTGGACATTGCTGCTCGTGGAGAAATAAGTGGTGCATAAGATGAAAACATTTAAACAATATGTTGATGAGGCTGTCGGTAAGTTTATGACGGGCGAAGTAGGGATTAAAGGAAAACGTGTAAAGGTCGAGGTAGAAGTTTCTGGTGTAGATAATAAAAAAAGAATCTATCACGCTAAGGTTCTTGCACCAAAAGAACATTTTGGATTGGAACTTCAAATTCCAGCAAAAGTGATGCATAGAGGAAAATGGATTAAGACCGAAACAGGAAAAGCATTTGAAGAGTCTGAATATCAAGGAAAGAAGGTTAAATTAAATAACCCCTTTCGTGCCCCCAAAGGTGATAGGAAGAAGTTCTATGTGTATGTAAAGAACGAAAAAGGAAATGTAATCAGATTGGGTTTTGGTGATCCTAATATGGAAATCAAACGTGATGATCCAAAAAGAAGGAAAGCATTTCGTGCAAGACATAGTTGTGATGATGATATAGGGCCCAAGTGGAAAGCAAGATATTGGAGTTGTTATCAATGGCGTGCAGGAGCAAAGGTAGATAACTAATGAAAACGTTCAAGACATATCTAAGAGAATTTGCAGTACAGAGTACATCAGATTATGTGTTTGATACTACAAGTGGGAATTCTTCTTCATTAAAGATTCCGATCTCTGGGCCCATGTTCAAAAGAGTATGGCCAGATACAATTCGTGCAACGGTATTTCATACAACTGATTTGAGTGGTTTTAAAAACTTAGGAAAACTTGAAGGAGGAAAGAAGTCCATCTCAGCATTTTTCTCAATGTTTGCTCGTTACATGGAAACTGGTGTAGCAACATCGGGAGATATTCCTATTATAGCAGAAATGGATGCTGATGTACTTGTATCTGCTCGAGATGATATATGGAGTCAAGTAGATAAAACAGGTAGAAGATGGGTTGAATTGTCTTGGTTTGCAAATGCACAATTGGGTAGAACAGGGCCGGAATTTGGTAAAGTAGAAAAAGATCTTAATACTTTGATAACGAATCTTGTTAAAAAACATCTCACCCCAATATTGGGAAAAAATGCAGTCGTAAGAGAACATGAATATGAACTCTGGAGCAATATGAAAAGTCATTTAAAAGCTGGTAGAGAAGGTGGTGGTAATAGATTAAGGTTAGTAATAAAAGATTATTTTGATGGAATAGAGAAGGTTCTTAAAAAGAATAAAAAGGTAATGGGTAATATAATATATGGATATACAAAATCAAAAAGAATGACAGATAATGCATGGGATGAACAAATAGTTAATAATATTAAGGTTAAAACGATTCATATTTGGCCAGACAAGCCTGGTGTGTTTAGACAGACAGAGGATCAAATCAAGAAACAGATTACAGATATAAAGAAATGGTCGATAAAAGCGTGGGATTCTACTACGGATTTAGAAATATACACAAGAGAAGTTGTTAAAAAGGAAATAGGAAAATGAAAACCTTTAAGGAATTTTTTCAATTAGGAGTTACCAAACCCTCAAAGTTTGATGTTCAAAATTATTTGAATCAGTTAGGAACTCGTTTGATGCAACTACCAGATATAATACGGACTATAGAAAAACATTTTAAGAATATTAAAAAATTAAAATTAGATCGTTCTGGAAAAAAAGTATTGTCGTTTGAAGAATACATTCCAGACGAAGTAGAAGAAGCGAAACAAGGTCATGCATTGGTTGTAGGTGGTAAGATAATTGCCAGAGATTCTAAATCTAAATTATTGAAGAAAATAAAAAAAGACGGAATTAAGATTGATCATAAGAAGAACTTTTTAACTCTTACTGGTAAAGAAGTTGGAGATAGTTGGTAGAAGTTAAATAAAATAAATAGGTGTAAGAGATAATGAATTTAGTGGCACAATTTAATCTTCGTTAATTAGGGAGAGTCTACGATGTACTTTGTTCAGTACGAGAAGACGCTTCCGCCTTGGTATTCTGGAACGGATAAAATCCAAGCGGAAACCTCAGAAGATGCTGTGAAGGAATTTTACAAACGCCATGATTCTTTTGAAGAGAGAATTCGGAGTGTTCGTGAAGTGCAAGACACCTACCAAAAATAAATTATGTAGATGAAGATGTAGTGTCATTCGTTGATGGGTGACACTACTGATTCTTGAGAATTCAATACTAGGAAAAAAATGGCAGACGATTTCGATTGTGGGTTTAGTGCGGTATCTACCGATGAATTCAAAAAGACACAGACAGATACAGAACCAACTCCATCAACTGGTGTTTCATCAGATGAATTCAATGAGTTGAAGAAAAAGATAGACTCTATCTCAAGCCTGATACAAACACTTGGAGATAAAGAAGATACTAGCTTGTTCGATGAAACAGGAGAAACAGTAAAAGCAACAGGAGAGAAAATCTCAAGAGTAGAAGATAAGATTGACAAAATTCTTGCAATGGAATCCTCACAAGTTGCATCTGCACTTGAAGAACAAGGTAGTTCAATACGTGCAGTTATTGATGAAGTAGAAGAACGAAAAGGAGAACTTAATGAAAAGTTCTCTGGTAAACTCAAAGAATTAGAGAGTTTGGTTATTCCGATGTTGAAAGGTCTGATGAAAAATGCAGACAAAGAATACATCTACTGGCCGGACAGAACCCCAATATTGGAAAAACAAATCGCAAAGGTTTATAGTATAACGAGGCCAGAATGAAAACATTTAAAGAATTTCGAGGAAATACCCCAACACAACTTGTAGAACAAGTATACTTCAAAGTAAGTATTCCAGATATGAGTACTATGTTCATGAAGGCGTCAAGTGAGTCGGCAGTCAAATTGGATATGCGAAAGAAATTGAAACCAGATGTTGTTAAGGAAGTTACAATTGAAAGAGTCACCAAAGCGGAAATGAGAAAAATATATCGTGCTATGGGACAAGGAAAAGAAGACGAAAAAGAAAAAGAATCAACCGCAGAAGGTTTTCTTGATGTTTTTTCTAAAAAAGGAAGAGAGAAACGAGCAAAAGAAAAGGGAGAAAAACGAGCCAAAGATGAGAAGAGTGAAAAAGAGAAGGCCGAAATTAAAAAAATGGATAATTTGCAAAGCAAAGGCGCTGGTCAACATTCACTTTCACCAGAAGAAAAATCAGAACTTAGTGCATTGAGATCAAAATATAAAGATGTTGTTAAAAGACGAGAAGAGAAGCATCGGAGTTCGGGGCCTAGATAAATGAAAAACTTCAAACAATACATAACAGAATTTGATGCACCAAACATATATTGTGATATGGATGGTGTACTTGCAGATTTTACATCCTTTACTACGAAATTTTTGGGGAAACCATTCAAGGATGAAGATTGGTTAAAATTACCAAAGGATATGTTCTATCAGTTACCACCAATGAGAGATGCGAAACTTCTTTGGGAATTTATTGGAAGACAAGATCCTGCACCATTTATTCTAACAGCCGTACCTAAAAAATCAGATACTAGAGGTGTTATTGCAGAACGAGCCGCAGATGACAAGAAACGTTGGATGAGAAAACATTTTGGAGTTAAAGATGCAAGAGTGAATGCAGTAATGCGGAAAAACAAAGCAAACTTTGCAAAAGATGGCCGAGATGGAAGACCAAACCTTTTGATAGATGATCACATAAAAAATGTAGATGCATTCCGAAAAAAGGGGGGAATTGGGGTTCATCATACATCAGCACAGAATACTATCAAAGAACTCAGAAAATTAGGGTATGAGTAATTATAAATATTAATATGAAAACATTTAAAGAATATCTCCAAGAGCGTGTCGATGATAGGGAAAAAGACGATCTAGAACGTAAAAAAGAGCGTCTTAAACAAGATACCGAAAGAAAACGAGAAACATTAAAGACACTAAGAAAAAGATATAAGGATTCACCATAAGGGACTATTATGTTTACACGATCACATTTACAAGAATTGAAACGCAGATATGCATCAATATATGCACCACCAGTTGAAGAAAAAGTTATAGAAGACGGAACTATTGAAGGGGCGAATCAGTATAAGAAAGATACGCCAGGACAGGAAATTGATAAAGAGTTCAAAGAACATTGTGGTGTTTGTGGACAGGGAATAGAAGAAGCCGACATTGATGAAGGAACTTCCTTGCAAGTAAAGATGGCATTAGGTGATGTAGGATTAAAAGGTACATGGAAGAATGGGAAGGTGTATGTCAAGAAAAGAGATGTAAAGAAAGCGGAAAAAGCACTGAAGGGAAATGTCATTTACAAAGGGAAACCACCAGTTGTTGTTGGAGAAGAAGTTGAACTAGATGAAAAAGGAACTGCATATCCTGCAACAGTAGACACTCTACGAAAAATAGTTAAAGACAAACAACATCAAACGGTTATGTTCAAGTCAGGTCAAGCAATAGTTGACCTTTTCACCGCATCCGCAATGGTTCAAGTGTATGATGCACTAAAGAAACCAGATATGAAAAAGACATTTGAAAAAATGATCACAGACAAAGCAGGGTTTAT